GATGCCTTCAGTACCAGCAATTATACCTGTTTTAACAACAGTCATATCATTTTTTAAATGACCTTGAGCTAACGATAAATTACGTTTTCTTTCATTAACATCTGTAGAAGCTGTTTTAAGAGTGTCCCATTTACCAGTGGCTATAATTGCTTTCATTTCATTTTTAGCTTTTATATATGCATCAGCTGGACTATTAGCATCTTTCATTGCATCGGCATACAAACCTGGAAAATACCATTCAGCATTTTTCTGGACATTACCTAAAACTTGTTTATTATTCGTTAATTTAAATCCTTTAGTACTTGCTAAATCATTTCTTATATCTTTAGAAGCTGATATGGCATCCTTTAAATCATCTTTACTTACACCATTAGGACTGGTTGTACCAACTCGTTCCATCCATGTTTCTCTATCTTTTGCACTCTTTAACTTATAAACCATATCTTCAGTCAACCCACCTTGATCCCATTGAATCTGTAAGTATGGTTTTAGGTCTGCATCGTTCTTATCTTCATCAGTAGCAAAACCTGTTACTGAAGATGAAGGTGTTCCATATGTATCATAATCCCAATTAGTTCTTAAAAAGTCAGCTAAGTCTTTTTCTGTGAAAGATCCATTATCTTTCCTCTGCTGTTTCATATCAGCTATTTTACTGTTCTCATAGTTTTCAGCCTCTTCTTCTTCAAGCTCATAATATTCTGTTTCAGCATCATGCAACTCTTTATCCCAATTAATTTGAGCCAACATTTTAGAATGAGAATCTAGTATTAGTTCTTTAGGTGCACCTTTTTTTCCTCGATGTAATACGTATAGTGCTTCTAATTTACGAGCTATTTCAGGTTTAATATCTCCTGACTTAACCATTTCTAAAGCATCACGCATAACAAATTGATATGCTTCACCAAAAGTCTCATATCCCTTTTCATTTTTAACAGTCTCAATGTGTTCCATCACATTGGTTTGGAAATTATTACGACCTTCTTGATCATTATCAAATTTTAAAATCCCTTTTAATATTTCACGCCTTTCTCCATCCTGTTTTACTAACCATTGTTCTTGATATATTTTCTTATTTTCAGCCATGAAGAGCTTTTCTTCAGAAGCATAATGCTCCTCTAAATCTTTTTGAAAAACATCACCATAATCATCGAAGTCATCAGTATCAGCTTGTCTAAATCTTCTATATGCATCTTGTTTATCTTCTAAAGATAATCCAGAAATATCACCAGCTACTTTATTAAAACGTTCAAGACTTCCAGCTTTATGGTTTTTAATTAAAGCATTTCTTAAACCATATTTAATCTTTTTATAAGTACTACTATCAATAGTATCTAAAGCTTCAATTATTTTTCCTTCTTCATTTATCTTTTTAGCTACTTTTAACTTTGCAAAGTACTCGTCTCTAACAAATTTATTACCTAGTTTTTCTCTTTCTTCAACAGCTTTAAGTTGGTCAATAGTATAGTTTGCAAACTTACTTTGGTTAAATTCTTTTTGCTGTCTTTTCTGTTGCTGTAGTTTTAAACCATCTGCTAATTCTTTGGCTTTAGGTGCAAATTGAGCAATAGCTTCTATCATTTTGAGAGGCATGCCAGCGTTTTTTATACGCCTTTCATCATTACGCCTTTCAGCTTCCTCTCTCTCGTTATAACTTCGATTAACACTTTGATAACTTTTTTCAAGTATCGAGGCATAATCGGGTACTTCATTAAAATCTAATCTCATAATTTAAGTTCCCCAAATTCCGAAGCCATTAGCACCACCCATAGTTGCTATAGATGAACCAATAGATAATGCATCCATAAATGCAGCGGCTCCAACACTCTGCATAACAGGTTGTGGTGGTGCAACATCTGGTATTGGTTGGAATGCTACTTCTGCATATTGTGCATCTACATATCCTTTAGCTTGTCCTTTAGCTTTAGCTAATTCTTTGTTAATTGCATAATCGTTATTAACTAATTGCCTTCCAATCTCAGATACATTTCTACCATATTTAGCAATTTCATTTGTTCGCATTTTTCTAATAGATTGTCCTGTCTGACCACTTGCAATTAATTTTGCTGTATCACTTTTATTTAAAAGTTCTACATACATTTCTTGATACTTAATTTGTGCATCATCTCGTGCTTGTTGACGTTGCAGTTGAGCATCAGTAGCTGCACCTTGCATAGCCATCAAAGCATTTTGTGAATTAATTTCAGATTGAATTATTTTAGAATCATAGATACTTAAAGTCTGCATCCATTGACGTTCACGCTTTTCATTCTGATATTTATATTGTCTGCGAGCAGCTTCATTCTGTGCTCTAGCTTGTGCTCCTAAACACACGGCAAAACTCCATAAAGGATAAATTATTGGGTCCGTGTTTTAATTCCCTTAAAAATTTGAACCCTAGGAATCTGAGTAGTTTTATATGAACTCTGTTTCGTTTATCAACGATGTTCCAGAGCAACTT